CAGTTTGGTTTTCTTGTTCTGCTGATACATTTCTTTCTACTCCAATAACAACATCTGAAAGTTGTCCAATACTTGCTGAACCTCTTAATTGTCCTAATGAAGTTTTAAGACCGTCAGTATGATCTTTGTTTCCCTCTGGTCTTTTTAAATGTGAAACAATAATTACACCTATGTCTAATGCTTGAGTTAACGATCTTAATTTAGTCATTAACACATCAATAGTTTTTCTTTCATCATTAGTTTCTAGTCCACTAACAATAATAGAAATATGATCTATAATTAAATATTCTATATCTAATGCTTTTGCAAAGTATCTTATTTTATTTAAGATTGTATCTTCTTGAATTGAACCCCAATGATCGTACATAAAAACATTACCACCACCTACAGTTTCATCAAAACTTTTTTTAAGCTGACTATCACTAATACCTTCTCGATCTATATGTATTGGTTTATTTAGATACAAACTCATAAGACCTTCACAAGTTCGTTTAACACTTTCTTCTAAACTTATAATACCAACTTTAACATCTTCTTTAATTAATTTATATGCAATCTCTTTTGTTAATAATGATTTTCCAATACCAGACCCACCAGTAACAGTTACAATTTCTTTTTTTCTTATTCCAAATAGTTTTCTATTAAGTCCCTCATAAGGGTAGAATACTTTTGCTTTTTCATCTGCAACTTTAACTACGTCCCAAAGTTCTTCTCCTGCTACTACTCCGTCAGGTCTATATGTCTTTGCTTCCCACATAGCTTTAACAACTTCTTCTTGTCTATTAGCTACAAGCATTTCATTAACGTCTTTTAAGGGTAGTGTTGCTATTTTACATTTACCTACTGTAAATAGTTCTGCAACTTTTTGAGCTGCATCAAAGCCATACTTATCTTGATCGAAAAAAATCACAACAGTTTGAAAACTCTCTAAATACTCTAATTGATTTTTAATAGACTTAACTGCTCCATTAACACCGTTAGGTATTCCTACTGTTGCATATTTATGATTAAATATTTGAGAGAGTGAAATAGTGTCAATTTCTCCTTCGCAAACACAGCAAATTCGACCTCCACTATTCCACTTCTCTTGACCATATAAGAGGGCTTCTTTTATAGTTCCTAAAGTTCTAAAGTTTTTATCTTTATCTCTAATTTTTTGAAAGACAGGTTGTTTGTCTTTGTTGTAGTATGTTGCTACTTGGACTTTTTGTCCTTTGTCTTCTGCGATTTGGTAATTCCAGAAAGTCGTACTTTCAAGTGTGATATTACGTTTTGGCAAAGACTTACACTCTCCTTTAATAAGGGTATTATTTGTTTGCATATTAATTTTTGTAGTAGGTTGATTAGTTTTATCTGCAGACCCATAAGTGTTGCAACTAAAGCAAAAAGTATGCCCATCATCATATAAGGAATTTGCATCAGACGACCCACAAGATTTACAAGGTAAGTGAGCAATAAACGTACTTTCATTTAACTCCGTTTCTGGTTTCATAATTATTTACCAAACCAATTAGATATATCTTTGTAATTAAAATACATTCTCCAACACCAACTTCTTAACATTGAGATACCAGTAAAAATTAAAGCAAGATGTATGCTATTTAAAATGGTTACTTCATATCCAAAAAAAGGAAAAACAATAATTTGAGTTAAGATTGCTAAAAGAAAACCAGACCCTATGTCAATCAAAGTTTCTATTCCTGTCTTCTTAACTACTGTTTCAAATTCTATTTCTCTTTTCATACTTTTGTTCCAAACACGGTTGTTTCTTTTTCTGGTTGGTTAGTGTCATAACTTAATTTTATTCCTTTAGGTTGTAAGGACGTTAATTGAGTTTGTAACTCTCCATTTAATTTTTTATGTCCTTGATTTATTTCTTCTAAATTTAAATTAGCTTTATATAAATCAGTACATCTTGTACTTAATTGTGTAATTTTACTTCTTAACATAGCGATCATTTGTGTTTGATCTGAAATAAGCGTTGACGCTTTTGTTAAAGCTGACGCTATACTTTTTTGTTCGTTAGTTATTGCAACTTCATTTTCTAATGTTTTATCGTTTTCTTTATCTCCCATAGCCACTCCTCTGGTATTAATTTATCTGCATATTGAAAACCATTTTTAGTACACCAATCTGCATATGTTGTTTTTGATTTCTTATAAATTTTGTTTTTCGAATTACCGAAGACAAATCTAATGTCTAATTTAGGGTGTTGTTGTTTAACAAGAATATGTTTCATTCTATCTTCTCGTTTCAAGTAACCTTTAATTTCAATAATAAGTCCATTATCTAATTCTAAATCAGGCGTATACTTATGTTCTTTAGAGGGCTTGAAGTAATGCACTACGCACTTCTCATATTTAAAACCAACTTTTCTTTTAGTTAGGTTTTCAATAACAGACACTTCAAGCCCACTTCTAAATTTAGAAGTCGCTTTCTTCTTCTTGCGATGCTTCCACATTTTGATTTGCAGGTTTCATTTCGAAACCGTCTTCTTGTGAAAAACCAAATTGTTCTTCTGCGTTTTCCCCATTTCCTTTACCCTCAACCAACTCAATGATTTGGACTGCCTTTAATCTTAAAGTACAACCTGCACCAAGCATGTTAGTGAAGTAAGGGACACATTGAAAAGCGACCTTCATTTTTGTACCACTATAGACAGACAATGTTTGTGTAATTGGTATGCCTTTAGCGTCAAATACCTTTGGGCGTTGCTCAAAGTCAGTTCCACTTTTCGTATTTACTTTTGCTTTTAATTTAAAAGTAAACTCAACCGAACCATCTTTTAACGATTTGTACGGTTTATGGGGAGATAACTTACCTTTATTTTTACTCGATGCTTCCGATATTGTTTCTTCTACTAAATCAACAATCGGTTTAGCTTGTATTTTAGGTAAAGTTAGTTTCGTTCGATACAATCCGTTATGATCGAATTTTGTATCTGGCGAAAACAAATAAGGATAATTTGCAATACCCTCACTTGTCGTATGCGTTTTTAACTTAATTGTTTTTTGCATATGTAGTACCTCCATGTGTACACCTTAACTCGTTATCCTTGATTACTTTTTTTTTATAAAAATATGTTTTAAAATACTTGTTGTTGGGTCAAGTTTTTTAGTACAAGATAATAAAATAACACTTAACAATAGTATTAAAATAATTATAATTATTCTTTTTAAAGTTTTATGCTTTATTGGTTTACCGTATATAATCATTTACAAATACAACCCATTAAATCTCCACTACCATCATTCATTACATGAACATTAAAAGGTGCTTCATAATAAGTTGTTAAATGTAATCTTAATATATCGCAAAGATCAAAACAATCTATTTCACTTAATAATTCTATACCTTTTGTCATTTCTTTTGTCACTTCGACTAGGTGGTACAGACCATCGTTTAATAATATTAAATCCATATATTTTTTCTAGTTCACAATCAGCACAATGATTTATGTCTTTATTAATTTTTATAACTGCATCTTTTGTTTTGCATTTATTACACTTCAACATTTTTCCATTCCCAAAATTTATTTTGGTAATCTAAAACAACTCCTTTAGATAACTGTCCAACTTTTTCTGGGTAAACATATCCAAACACATCAGTATCAATTTCTTTATAATGATAACCTGCACCACATTCGATCATGTTTGTACGTTTTAATGTTTCTTCATTGACTTCATAGAGTTCACCTTTTACTGCAAACCCACCATTTTCTTTTTCATAAATATATGGAAACGAATTTCCACCTGCCGATGTCATTACAAATTTTTTAGAAAATGTAATATAATTTCTATCTATTAATTTACTGCCCTCTAACGCTTTGTGTAGAGCACCGTCAGATTTTAAAGTTCCATACACTAATAACTTTGTCATTTGTTCCTTTCTTTTTGTTAAGATATAATTAGCATTTAGCTAAAAAAATATCTACTATTTTTAACTGAAGTAATGTCTAAACTTCCACGTTTAGGTGGTGGTTTTATTTTACTTTGTAAATCTTCAGGTAACTGGTCGAGAAACTCTTTGTATAAGAGCTCCAGATAATCACCAGAAAATAAGTCGACCACAACTTGACGTATTATGCGATGTAAATCATCAATACGATTAGGTGTTGTAGCAAATGAATCGTGTATCATCATAAGATTAGGAATTGGTTTAGTGTCCATTTTACAATACAAAGCTGTGGCACAAGCAATCGCACCATCTAAACTATGAACAATGTTAGGACTAGCTGCAGAAGCCATTTTTCGAGTATCTTTTCTATCCATTTGTCGTCTTAATGTTGTGTAAACCATTGACCCTGCGATACTTGTTTTAACTTTAAATTTATTTAAGTATCTGTAATCTTGCATTACGGGAAACCCTATGGGTGTTGTCCATTTCATTGGTAAGTTTGCTCGGCTAAATACTTTAGCTGTTTCTTGAAACCATTTCATTAAATTACTAGCTAATCTAATTTCATTTTCTAAATGTTTCCAAACTATATTAGCTAACCATTTACAATCAGCAAAACCGTCATCTTCTAAACATTTAGGTTTATGTCCTAGTTCAACTTGTTTTTTATATTCATCATAAATTTGTTGCCTAGCACCGTAGGGTTTTAAACCATATACATAAGTCATAATATTTCTCTTGACTATTGATCGAGAAATACCATACTGAAGCCACCTGTTAGCTACACGAGCACCAGCTCCAGCAGCTTCTTTTACCTCTTTCTCGACCTTAACAGCTACAGTTGTATATACATCTTGAGGTTTGTCAGATGGAGAAACATTTACCTTTCTGGCAGTATCTTCGTCCTTCATTAAAATTGATAAAATTTGTAAACCAGAACAAGTAGCATCTACGCTAACAGGAAGGTTGCACTCGTACTCGACCCCTTGTTCTAAATAACCTTTGACATGATGACATGCTTGTAGAAACTCCATTGGTTTATCAGCATCGTTCCACCCCAAGTTCGAAAACGGATCGGAAGCCCAACTAATTATTTCTCGTTCCATACTTTTAATAAAATCAACCCTTTCATCATAAGTAATTTTATCATTACCATACGTGTTGGCAGCGTGTACGTACAACCAGTAAGCTCCAGAGCTGCCCAACTTCTCGCCATTAGAAAAGCATATAATGGACTTTATTTTCTGATCTGACTGGTAGTTATATGTAGTTCCAACGCTGTAGACCCTACCCCTAGTGTCTACGTTTTTAACAAAATGAAACTTTTTAAAATCTTTGTACTCATTAGCAATATCTCTTGCAGTAGAAGTATTAACAACTTTAGATACTCTTGCAATCTCATCTGCATATACTCTACTTAAATCTCTTTTATATTTACGTAATAGATTTCGTCCTTGCTCACTATCATCGTCTATTCTAGGGTCACGATAAACGCCTTTTGGCTTACCTCTCTCATCGAGTAATCGTTCACGGGAAGGGAAGTTCCCGATGGTAAGATTATTATCCCAAATATGATTAAATATAGGCAACATATTTTGGTCTGTTGCAAATTCAACTCCTTGTAAATAATTAATAGCACCGTAAAAATCTTGTAAGTCTTTATCCTTTAGACTAGCCAAGTATTGATAATCTTCTGTTTTAACTAAAGGGGATTTTGATAAGTATTCATTGATATAACCACCTGAAAATGCTGACGACCAATCGTTTGGTTTTACAATCATGGGTTTATGGTAGGGTGTAAGTACAGAACATTTAAAATTACCCTCATCAATCTTTTCTTGTATTATGGGTGTAAGTGTTAAATAGTTTTGTGTATTGTTTTTTCTAATCTTAATTGTTTTTCTTTCAATTAAATCTGTATGTGAAATGGTTAAACTAATAAGCTGTTGACCAACTAAAACAGTTTTAGCTATATTCCATTTTTCAATTTGTATTTTAAATTTATCTAAAGTATGTGAAAATACTTTTTTTCGATGCTCAATGTTTGTAGTTCTCGTCATCAAATCTCTTAAAATTCTATTGTGTAAGAAAGGTTTATCTTTTTTAAAAATTAAACTCTGTTCTTCAAGTTCAATCATCTTACCGATAGACACAGAAATTTGTAACATTGTTTTATTTAATGCTATTCCGTCAATAATGCCTTTTAAAGTAATTAAAGAAATCTTTTTTGTATCGTCTAAATCACGTAAAGGAATTACAGAAGTAGCCCGTACCCCTGCCTTCCCAGTTAAGTTCTCGTCTATAAAACTTTGAATTGCTTGACTTAAAGGGACGAGATATTGTTTTTGCAGGTAGATGTATGGAGGCGTGACTGAATTACGACCTTTCTCGACATTTTTTTTAAGTTGTTGCTCGTATCTTTCTTTACCTTTTGCAATCATTAGACCCTCTCGGTCTAATTCTAGTTCTCTTAATTGTTTCTCGTCCTGTATCATTAATGCTCCCTATGGTTATTGATTAATTTTTTAACGCATTACGTAAATCAAATTTATCTGGGTGGTTGTATGCTTGTGTCATTCTAATATCATTATGTCCTGCAATTAGTTGCACAACCTCAATACCAATCTTACGTTTTAGCAAACGTGTTATACAAGTATGACGCAAAGCGTGTATAACAAAATCTTTTTCATTCTCCAAACCAAGTTCTCGTCTTACTTTTCTCCAAGTCCACTCAACACTAGATATAGAAAAATTGAAAGGTGATTTTAGTCCTCTTTCTCGTCTATGTTTTAGTATATCCTTTACTCTTGTGAACATTGGTACATCTCTATCTTCACCATTCTTTGTATTAATAAACTTTACGAAGTCATTGTCAAAGTCAACGTCTGCCCAAGTTAATTTTAATGCCTCACTTAATCGACAACCAATATCAATTAAAAATATCCAAAGACAAGTTTTCTCGGCATACCCTAACTCATCAGACTTTCTAATTAGTTTTTCTTCAAGTTCAGTTGATAAAGTAAATTTTCTTCTGTTGTTAGTTCGTTCATATTCAATAAGAGGTTGACCCCAAGTAAATACAAATCCTTTACAACCTTTTGCATAAGTAATTAATTTAGATACAGAAGCTAACTTCCTATTTACAGTTCCTCGACTATATTTTAGTTTGTGTAGTAAGTAATTTTTATATTCTCTAATAGTTTCTGTAGACACGTCATTGATAAAGTTGGTACTTCCATAATAGTCTTTAAAAACATTTGCATTTCTTAAACTATTATAACCATCTTTTTGGTTAGTCCACTCCATTGTGT